CGCCTACTTTTGTTGATGAAAACAATACCGCTCAGGCAATTGATTTAATTGGATTGAATTACAAAGTAATTGTGAATCCTATTGGATATACAAAAGCTACTTATACGGCGGGTTATGCCAACGGACAAGTTCCCGAAGAATTACAAGAAGCTATAATGTTACAAGTAGCTTATTGGTGGGAAAATAGAGGCGATCAAGAAGTACAAGGTTGGAGTGATCAAGTTATTGCTATTTGTCAAAAATGGAAGCGATGAAAATAACTAAAAAAAATACAATCACCGCTGGTGATTTGAAGGATAGGTTAACGCTGCTAATACCCACAGTCGTAAGTAATGGGCGTGGTGGCAGTACAATAACCTATTCCGATTATGCTACCGTATGGTGCAAGGCTCAACCGTATAGAAATAGTAGAACGCTACAAGAAGCGCAATTAATATTTAATGATTCTTTTAATTTTATTATTCGTTATAGCGAAGTGCCTTTAACGGCTGCATGGATGATAAGATTTAACGGCGCTGATTATACCATTCACACAATTGACGATGTAGAAAATAGATACCAATATTACTCAATTTTAGCTTATACAAAAAAGTTATGATAGGGCTATCTTTAAAAGGTATGGATAAGCTGCAAAAAGCTATTGATAGCAAGAACAAGGCTTTAATAACTGGCGTTGATAATGAAATGAAGGCAACCGTAATGGAAATTAATGCAAAGCAAATAAGCCGCGCACCGATTGATACAGGTAAACTAAGACAGTCGATAGATTGGAAGAAAGAAGCCAATTTAAGTTACACTTTATTAACGCAAGGTATGGGAGCAAAATATGCGCCTTATGTTGAATTTGGAACAGGCGGAATGGTTGAAATACCCAAAGGGTTAGAATCAGAAGCGGCTAAATTTAAAGGCAGAGGAATAAGAAAAGTAAATATGAAAGCGAAGCCGTTTTTCTTTNCTCCATTCTTTGAGGAAAAAAATAATTTGATAAAGAGAATACAAAAGCTATTAGATATATGAAACTCATTTGGAACTACCTTATACCCGCTTACTTTACCGAATTAGACGGTAATATCCTAATCGATGGCGATGCATTGCCTATTTATGACGGTGAAGCGCCGCCCGATGTGCAAGGTAGCTATATTTTATTAGGCGATAGAACAAGCACCCAAACACAAGCAAAAGGCAAATTCACAAGCGAATGTACTTTACTTGTTGATGTGGTGATCAAAGGACCAAACTTTGGCTTTAAAGATAGTGAAGATGCCGCCGAGCAAATAATGCAATTAATTAATTCGGATAACAATCCTATTTGTGCAAGTAGCTTCCAAGTAGTAACTACTTCAATACAATCAACCAACAATTTAAACGGATTAAACCCAACGGATAATATTTTTCGTACTTTGATAAGATTTAGGCATTTGGTAAATCAAATTTAATTATCTTTGTACAAATTAATTTATTATGCCAAACAACGAAGTAAACGGTCGTGATATTATCATAACGATAGATCCGACAGGCGGAAGCTCATACAAAAATGTAGTTTGCTTAACTAGCAATACTATTACCAACTCATTAACCGTTTTAGATGCATCTAGTAAATGCGGCAACAAATCAATCCCTGGAGCAAAGTACGAGGCTTCTATTTCAGGTGAAGGATTTTTGATTGACCCAGATACAGGAACGCCAACAAATCAAGGTTATGCTGAATTGTATTCTATTTTTACAAAAGGTTCAATTATCAGCATTAAATTTGGTAAGGCATCACCAACAACAGGAGATGTTACTTATGTAGGCACTGCTTATATTAGTGAATTAGAGTTAGTGGCGGCTGATGACGAATTAGCTACCTTTAGCGTTACTTTCACTTGTGCTGCTCCACCATTTACGCAAACTGTAACTTATTAATATGTTTGAATTAAAACTACCAAGCGGAACGATTCAATTGAAATGGGGTTATTTTGCAATGAAGCAATTTTGCGCAAAGCATAATCTAAAACCAACTGAATATTTCTTAATGCTTAGTCAAGGTGATGGCATTTTAAATTATGTTACCGAGTTTTTGCAAATAGGTGCAGAATATGCGGCATTGAAAACAAGCAACGCAAAGGCTTATAGCGAGGTTGAAGTTTGTGAGTGGATAGATGAAGTTGGCGGAGTAAAAGCGGAAGGAGTTATAATGGATTATTTGAAATATGTGATTGCTTCGCATACAACTAACTTAAGTGAGAAAGAAGAAGCGGAAAAAAAAAGTTAGAGCAATTCACATGGGATGACATTGAAGTAAACGCCTACGAGGCGGGGATGAAGCCTAGTGATTTGGAAGATATTAATTGGCGTGATTTGACTTTATTTATTCGTGGCTATCAAAATAGGTCGCGTAATAAATGGGAACAAACACGCCTTTTGTATTGGATGCAATACGCAATGAATAGTGCTGATAAGAAAAAGAAAACGCCCGAACAAATTTTGCCGTTGGTTTGGGATAAAAAGAAAGAAAGAGGCAAAGCAATAAGTGAAGATGAAAGATTAAAAATGTTAAAATTGTACGGCAATGGCTAATGAAAGTTTACGGATTGATATAGTAGCGGACAATAAGGCTGCGTTAGCATCATTAAAGGCAACAGAGAATCAATTAAAGCAATTTCAACAAGCATTATCCAAAGCTACTGATCCCGCTCATGTTGTTTATTTGCAACGCAATATTGATTTATTACAAACTAAAGTGAAAGGTTTAGCAAGTGCCGCTGGTACAACCGCAACGGCGGCGGTTCAGTCAGGTACTAAGATGAGCCAAGCAGCCGTAAACTATCAAAACTTTGGTAGGGTATTGCAAGATTTACCTTATGGATTTAACGCTATATCAAATAACCTTACTCAATTAATACCATCCGTTGGGATGTTAGGTATTGCATTTACAGGAGTTGTAACTGCATTGACTTTTATGCAAGTTGGGTTTGGTGCATGGACAAGAGGAATGGGCGGCGCGGGTGAGGCAACCGATGATTTAAAGAAAAAAATGGATGGCTTTAATGAAAGCGCAGCCAAAGAAATAATAAACTTTAAGCAACTTACTTCCGTTGCCGCAAATGCCAATATACCATTAGACCAAAGACTTCAAGCCGTTGATGATTTACAAAAGCAATATCCAGCGTATTTAGGTAACCTTTCACAAGAAGATATTTTAGCGGGTAAAATAGGCGGCGCTTATGATCAAGTTGTTACTGCATTAAAAGCTAAAATTGCTTTACAAGCATCCGAAGAAAAACTAATTCCAATAATTAAAGAGCAATTAACTATTGCCGATGAAATAGCCCAAGCGCAAAAAACTGTTGCAGCGGCGGCTGGTATTACTGCAAAGGAAGTAGAAAAAAGTTATTTGAATGGGCGAAACTATGCAAAAGAATTACAAGCGGCGGCGGTTGGTGCAGCAAAGACTATTGAAGTAAAGTCTAAGGCTTACAAAGAATTAGATAGACAAATACAAAAAGTATTTAGTTCAATGAGCGCCCTAAATGTTACTGCAAATGCTTTAAATTTTGCAGCGCCAAAAAGTTTAGGTCAGGCTGTTCAAAAAGATACTTACGGTCAAGGATTCAAGCCGCAAAATGCAAGAAGGGAATTTACTGTAATGCCTGAAATGGAAACAATTGATACCACTAAAATAAGAATACAAGCTGGTTCTGAATATAACGACATTTTAGCAACTCAATTAAATTTACAAACGCAATTTAACGAGCAACAAACTATTGCCAACGAATTATCAATGATGGGTGCTAGTTTATTTACTACAATGGGCAATGCTTTATTGTACGGTCAAGATATGGGCGAAGCGCTTACAAATACATTGAAAAAATTAGTGTTAGATTTAGCGGCGGCTATTGCAAAGGCTTTAATATTTCAAGCCGTTATGGCTGCAATTACAGGTGGCGGAAGTTTAGTAGCATCTGGAGCGGCTGGGGCTATTGGCGGCATTGCAGGTGGNGCAGCGAGGTGGTGGTGGCGGCGGCGGTTTCTTTGGTTTCTTATCGGGCAATA